CGCTGCCCGGAGTCACCTACCGTAGCATTGATCGAAGCACGTTAACACTTCGGACAATTGCGACAGATTTTTGTCTGAGAACAGGAGACACCGTAACCTACGATGGCGATAGCATTACCGCAGGCAATATAACCTATACCATGGATGCTTTGCTCGGCATATCAATTGATATTCGGGAGGCGGAATGACAATTACCGCAATATTGATTGATGGCCCTGATCAACTTTTCATTTCGATATCGTCATTTAATCTACGAATCGAAAACGGAGTAATGAAATACATCCAGATTGTTACACCTGGACTTGCATATGCTGGTGATATTGCAGATATGGCGAATGCCTTACTGACGATATATAGCACCGATAATGCAGGCATAACACAGATGATTGGATTTCTTCCGATTACAGGCATTACGAGCTATGAGGGCGCCAGGAATCAATCAATCACGATAATGGCACAGGCATAATATGGGTAAAGGCCAGATAGTTAACGATTTTGGTGATGGCAGATATGCTGTCAAATTGCTCCAAAACCGAGAGAAGGCCGATCAGGCACTTGCTCGGATTGATACTTGGATTGCACTGAATCAAACTCGGCAGGATGCGCTCCCCCCAGGCGATCCCGAACACAAATTGCCAATGCTTAAGTTATCCATGGCCTCGCTCCTGAAACAAAAGGAATACCTTTTACTGATACCTGCCGATGAAACGATTGACGCATGGTGCGCGGATCGGACAGAGGAATTATCCGGAGTGGTTGGTACGATTGAGATTAACGGTGATCCCAATGCCACCGTAAACATCCGGCCAGGATATACCGACAATGCCGCTCATGTACCGGCTCGCGACGGACAGGAAATGAACATTCGGGCCATGACACCGGAGCAGGCTTTCTACAATCTGGCGATGATGCCCGGCTGGCAGAAATGGAAGCCAACATACCGCGTCGGAGCCATTACATCTATTGACGGCGATACATGCAGTGTAATGCTGGATGATGCAAACAGTTCAATCAAAGGTGCTGAGTACAACATCAACCAGGCTTGGGATTTAACTGACGTTGACATTGAGTACATGAACTGCAACGGATCGGCGTTTGAGTCTGGTGATCGAGTGATTGTGCAGTTTATCGGGCAGGACTTCGAAACGCCAAAGGTTATCGGTTTTGAAGACAATCCCAAACCGTGTAGCCAATATGTACTTATTTATTCACGTGTAGGAATTAAACAAGTCACCATAATTTGGGATTGCTCAGAAAATTACTATGCGGCTAATGGTTATTGGGTTGATAGTTCCGATATAAAACACATAATCTCCCCTTCTGATTATCCGTTTATATCGGATATTGATGACGATGTATTTTCTCTATGGCAATCAAAAACGGTAAAAGATAGTAGTAACATGTACAGTTTTGGTAGCCGACCTCCCTATATTTATACAGTAGAAACTATCCCAACACCGCCACAGACTCTTAGTGTAACGTCTCCAATGGGAAATGTTTTTATTGGTTATCTTCATACATACTTTGACAAAACTATAACTGTCACCGGTAGTAAAAAAACTGAGTATGGTATGGAATTTGATTTTTTAGTAGATCCTCCGTATGAGGAATATAGAGAATTTATTAACGTTGGAAATTGTTTTAGGGAGATTTGGACTCCTTACGATCCGTATCCAATATCATCAAATATGGATGGAGAATGGCTTGATATTTATATTGACACAGAATTAGAACCCAGGCCATGCCCTCATCGAGCATCGACATGGAACGCAACGATACTTGTAACACAGAATAGTGTGCAAGTTGAAAAGATAACAACATCTTATGAGAATCAATACAATTATGTAGATGAAAGTCAATGGAGTCAAGATGGCACACTTATTAAAGAGATTAGATTAGATTTTTATCATGATAAAACCACTTATTACAATGGCGGGTACCGCTCCGGTGAACTGTCACAAGTACCTACACCTAACGGGAAAGATAGGGAAGTTGGCCACACCACCACAGAATATATTAAAGATGCTAATGAAAATCCATTAGGTAATACACAATGGTCATATAAGGTTTATACTGAATTAAATCGACCTGGATCAATAAGCGGATATCTTAATCTTATTCCTGCTGGCCCTCCATGGGCAGAAGGTGACTGTAGTTGTTTTTCGATTTGCAGTTTTTATGAGTTCAACGACGATTATGCAGTCCAGGTGTACATTGATCGAAAACACGGCAGCAATACTTTTGCTCAGTGTGTAAAGAGGGAAACTGCTACATCATCGTTTACAGCCCAACGTAATACCGAGTTTGAATCAGCTATTAAAGCAATGGTTACATTGGCTCACGAACAAGTGACTACTGCAACAGAACTGTGGAAAGTACAAGTTCCAATTAATGTTGTTGGAATTTTAAAATATTTAAGTAAGGGGATAATCAAATGACGTGCATCGCAGTTGACGTACCAATTACAATTTACGAATCAGGAACTTTCGACCAGACATTCCAATGGAAGACCGGCGATCCTGCCGTTGAAGTTGATTTGACAGATTTTACCGCCAAAATGATTGTCCGAGCGAAAATAACAGACACAGCCGCGTTGATTACTATCGAGGAATCTCTTGGCCCCTGGGCGGCGGACGGTGATTCTGCAGTTTACCTCGATGAGGCGGACGAGGGGAAATACATGGTGTACATCAACGACACAGATACAACAGGAGTATGCGCTGCACACAAAGACTTGGCCGCATCTTATGATCTGATTCTGACTTCCGCCGCTGGCGAAGCTGTCCTGAAACAATATGGCATCGCCACCATCATCGCATCAAACGTACGGTGATCCGATGGCTGATGTAATCTACACCACCCCGACAGAGAACGTCATTGTCCCCGTGCCGAATGCGCTTGTCTTTAATTCGGTTATCACCACCGGTCCGCCAACAGAGCCGACGGTTATCATAACCCCGGAGCTGTCCGGCGCAATAACTGTCATCACAGCGGCGCCACCAGAAATTCTGACAGAAATCACCCGAGGCCCTCAGGGTATTCCCGGTCCTGCAGGTGATGCGACACTTTATTATGAGGCTGGACAGATTTTAAGTGGGCATCGGGTAGTCATGATCGAAGATGATAAAGCATTTTACGCTGACTGTACAATCCCGACCCATGGCAATCGTGTTTTGGGTATTACAACTGGTGCATCAGTAATCGGCGTACAATCACGGATACAGCCCAGCGGGGAAATGTCCGAGTCATCATGGGCATGGATAATTGATGTTCCGGTATGGTTGATAACAGATGGTCTGTTGTCGCAAACACCACCATCGTCAGGTTTCAGTTTAATTGTCGGTTTTCCTATTTCATCTACAAAACTGCTGATACGAATCAGCGAACCACTTTTCTTGATTTAAAAGGAGTTTAAAATGGCTGCACATAAGTTTTTTAAAAACAATACTGGAGTGCTTACTGAGGAATCAGCAGTATCAACTTCTGCGGGTGGAACAGATGATGGAAAAATTGTCGCTTTGACAGCGGCGGGGATTCTTGATTCAACAATTGTTAACTCCAAAACTACGTCTGATGGTGCTGGCGACTCAGGGAAAATTCCTGCGCTTGACGGTACTGGAAAACTGTCAACAACGTTTTTGCCTACTGGTATTGCTGCTGATACTGCAACCATTGCAGCGTCCGAGGCTTTGGCTGCTGGTGATCTGGTGAACATTTATGACGCAACAGGAGCCAAATGCCGGAAGGCGGATGCAAGTACAGCGGGTAAAGAAGCGCATGGTTTTGTTTTGGCTGCTGTTGAAAGTGCTGCAAATGCCACTGTGTATTTCGAAGGGACAAATGCTCAGGTGACTGGATTGACTCCTGGCAGACTTTTCCTGTCCACAACTCCTGGAGGATGTACGGCAACTGCGCCTTCTGGCTCAGCTCAGGTAGTGCAAAGAGTTGGTTTTGCCACTTCGGCAACCAGCATGAACTTTCAGTCGCAAACTCCTATGGTGCTGGTGACGGTGTAAGTTATGGCGATTAAACGGCCTTTCTGTAACTATTCAGGCGAGTTAAAAGAATTGGCAATTGGTGATAATGTTCCTGATATTTCTGGTGCTATCTCTTATCCTCACTGGAAAATTAATTATGGTGAGGTTGTTTCAGTCGGAGCGAGACAGGAGTATTTAATAGCAAATGGAACACTGATGAATCAAGGGATTATATCCTTGGCTTCTGAATCTATATTAATTGTGAGGGCGTGATGGCTGATGCTGCGAAGATTTTATTGACTGAGGGGGATTCGCCTGGGACACCGGCGAGTGGACAAGTTGCGCTGTACGCCAAGACTGATAACAAGATGTACATTAAAGATCCTGCTGGAGTGGAAACGCTAATCACAGTTGGACTTGCAGCGTCAATCACAGACGGGGACACTTCTCATGCTCCAGATGGCAACAGCGTCTTTGATGCTCTTGCGCTTAAAGCTCCTTTATCCGGTGCAACTCTTACAGGAGCTACAGTAAATGCTTTGACACCAACTGCATTGGCCACAGGCTTCACCATCGCCGGAGGAACAACATCAAAAACGCTGACTGTGCCTCTTGATGCAAGTGTGTCAGGTACGAATACAGGAGATCAAACTGGTGGAACACCTGCTTTGACGCTTGGAACAACGAATACCGCCGGGTCATCAACGAATTTCATCAGGCGAGATGATACTATTCTTGCGTTTGACGCTACTAATCCTGCTGTACTTGGTACAGCAGGACCAGGATCAGCTACGGTTGCGGCGAGACGGGATCATGTTCATACTAACCCAACATTAGCAACGGTATTGACTGGCTACACATCCGGTGCTGGAACGGTAGCCTCGACAGATTCAGTTTTGCAGGCTATCCAAAAACTAAACGGGAATTTTGAGGCTGGCAATCTTGCTTACGGTGTCAAATGGAATACTGCAAATAGCTCCCCGACTCTAACAAAGGGGATTGTCGTAGGCGGTGGTGTTTGGATTGAGACAGCCTACACATCATTCCCGGTGCAGGAACAGATGAAACGCTGTGTCTTAAACTCTACCAAGGCAAAAGTCTATGCTCTTGATCCAACAGATTCGATTAACAAAATCAATGTAGCACCTACAATCACTGGTACAGCTACGTCAACGACAGCAAATAAGTTAGTAGCAAGCGCTGAGACATTTAGTACAAAGGGTGTGGTGGCGGGCCAGTGGGTTAAAAATGTTACAACTGGCAAAAGGTCGATGATAACCGCCGTTGACAGCAACACTGCACTATCCATCAATGATGATATTTTTGTGTCCGGTAATGCGTACTCAGTTGGTACGGCTAACCCAAAAGTTGATGGCGCGGTATTCACCGAAGTCCCTGCTTTCCACTATGTGTGGGTTGAGGACGGCACAAACACCTACATTATAATCAGTCAGTCACCGTTTATTTTCCGAAAACCATCTGCTGGCACGCTGGTTGAAAGTGTGGTTCATCCTTGGTTTAACGAAGGCGGTGTTTATTCTACAAATAAATACTTCTCGGCGTTTGAATCAGTTTGGTATGACACATCCGCTACTGCATATTTGAGTCACGATGGAACGACTATCTGTGCAGCAGATGATAAAGCCGTTTCTCTGCCTGGATACACGCCATTAACCTGTCAATATCGTGGGACTACCAGCCCGAATTATCGAACACTGCATACCAATTTCGGGGCTAATTTTCACAGTCATGGGTTTTATGGCTACGAAGCTATATGGATACTGATGACAACTGAATTCGCGTCTTTGAACGGGCAAACATATTTCCCTGGGTTCACGGCTGCGAGTGGTTGGTCATATTCTTATTGCCGGAAAACAGGGCGAACGATGGGGCTTGGAAATGCCAGCGGTAGTGTAGTTGTTGATTTAGCCGGGTTGGACTCTGTTTTATCCGGGATTTTGACAGCCGGTCTATATGTTGCCAATTCCTACCGTGGGATTGAAAATATCTACGGGCATATCTGGAAATGGGTAGATGGGATAAATTTTAATTGGGGCGCTACCGGACAGGTATATTTATCTAACACTCCAGCACAATGGGCCGAAGACACAGCTACAAATTACGAAAGTAGCGTTGCACTATCAGCGTCAGATGGATATATATCAGCGTTATTTCCTGGCAGATTGCTACCAAAATTAGTTGCAGGAAGTTCATCTACATATCTCTGTGATTATTTTTACCAACTTGGCGCGTCGGCGGGTTGGCGGGGTCTGCTTTCGGGCGGCCCTCTGAATACTGGCGTGCTTGTGGGTCCCGCGGGTCTGACTGCGGTTAGTTCGGGGTCCGGTTATCGGGACGCGGCTATCGGCGGGCGGGCTGCTGTTTAGAACCAGTAGATACATTATAAATATGATTTAGGGTTGATGTTGCGGTGCTGTGTGGCGCGTCGGCGGGTTGGCGAGGTCTGATTTCAGGCAGCAATCTGAATAATGGCGTGAATGCAGGTCCCACGAATCTGAATGCGAATAATTCAGAGTCCGGTAATCAGGACACGAATATCAGCAGGCAGGAAGCTGCTTTAAAAATTATAACTGTCAACACAACATCAACCTTGCCACTTGGCAAAACAGGCTTATTTGGTTAATGCGGATTAGTACGGAGTCCGAACGTTCGCAACCATAAGCAGCAGCGGATTGAATTGAAAATGAAACGACACAACGGAATATACACAGGCATTTATGCAATGCCAAATATCAGGTTAGCTCACAAAAACGCGCGAAGAGGCAAATGTCACTATTCAGAGGTTAAAATGGTAGATGCTGATCCTGAAAAATATTTTAACGAAATTCATGAATTGTTAAAAAATAAGTCGTTTACCAATTCGCCTTATGAAATATTTTCACGGCATGAAAAGGGGAAAACCCGAGAGATTTATAAACTCCCATATTACCCGGATCGTATTATCCATCATTGCATCATGCAGATATTAGAGCCTATTTGGATGAGTGTATTTATCAGGGATACCTACGCATCAATGAAAAACAGGGGTATTCACGACGGTGTTCGCCGGATGAAAACGTTTTTAAAAAACACTCATGGAACTGAATATTGTCTCAAGATGGATGTCCGGAAATTCTATCCATCCATCAACCATGACATTTTAAAGACGGTTATCCGGCGCAAAATCAAATGCGAAGATACGTTGTGGTTGCTGGATGTTATCATAGACAGCGCGCCGGGTGTTCCCATTGGGAATTATCTCAGTCAATATATGGCCAACCTTTATCTGGCGTATTTTGATCACTGGGTTAAAAGTGCATTGGGCATTAAATATTATTCTCGGTACTGTGACGATATTGTGTTACTCCATCATGACAAGTCGTTTCTGAGACGTGCATTTTACAAAATACAGGAATATCTACACAATAATCTCAGGCTGGATATAAAATCAAATTGGCAAATATTCCCAACAACAGTCCGAGGCATAGATTTTCTTGGATATAGATTTTTTGGAAGCAAAACGATTATTCGAAAATCAATCGTAAAAGAGTTTCTCAAGAAAATAGACAAATTAACGCCAAACATTGTATCCCCAGGAGATGTCAATTCCGCCATGAGTTATTATGGCTGGTTCGTGCATGGCAATGCTAATGGTTTGTGGATAAATAAAGTAACCAATAATGTTAAAATGATGCTAATTGGCGCATGTCAATACAGTATCCCAAAACCAATAAGGACATAAATAGATGTTATCACATAGCAATAACTACCCCATTGTAACCCAATACGATGATAGTCATATCGCCGTGCCGTTCGGCATTGTGGCTGTCGAGACCGGCGATCCCCCTCAGTCAGGATACGAATACAATCTAATCATCGTGCCTTCGTCGGACATGATGAGTCAAACTGCTTACATCAACTCTGTACAGGCTGTACTTGATGTCACCGCACAAACCAGAGGCTATGACGGCATCCTGTCAGCTTGCACCTATGCCACATCCAGCAATCCAGCATTTGCAGCGGAGGGGCATGCTTGTGTCGCATGGCGAGACGCAGTGTGGTCGAAATGCTACGAAATACTGGCTGAGATACAATCAGGGGGAAGACAGCCTCCAACAATCACAGAGCTGTTAAGCGAAATCCCTGTAATAGCATGGCCATAAAACGTTTTGCTGAGTTCTCTGACGAACCAGTTGGACTTGACGGAGATAAAATCCAACTGGATAGAGTGTTAAATTCTGAAATCTTAATAACCGGATACCGAATATTAACGAGCAAATATCCGGACAAGAATAAATCAGGGAAAGCCTTGCAATTACAGTTCAAAATTTTAAAACATGGCACAGATGATAATGACATCAGGCCGAATGTGCTATTCACTGGATCAGATGTTTTAATAGACCAAATCACTAAATATTCTGAACATATCCCGTTTTATGCTCAGATCATTAAAATCAATAGGTATTATTCATTTAGGTAATCTGCAATTATGGATAAGTCTACTTTTGAAACTGACGGTAGATGTTCATTTGGTTTTCCAAACGGGAACTGGATTGAATGCTGACAGTCGCATGACGCAAGCTGTGCGCTTGCTTCAGAAAGTCGATCAGCATCCATGAGACTTGCAGCAGATCGTGAGTTGAGACGCTGCATAGCGAGTAAAGGACATCCTGTAATGGCAATGATAGCATGGATCGGGGTTAGGACTTGGGCAAACATCAAGGGAGGATACTAATGGAAGTCAAACTTGGCGCTCCAGTACCGTGTTCAAAATGCGGGCATTATAATCCTCCTGGGAAAGACTGCACTTGGTGCGATGGAACAAATAAATTCAAAATAAAAGGCGAAACGATGAAACTGTCGAAACTTAGAGAAATACTCGGAATACAAAACCCTTTCATTTTTGAAGGTGAATGTATGGACTGTCGATCATCAGTGATTGTCACTGCAACTCAGGACATTGAAGAAACAACTATCGTTGGTGGTGCAGTATTCCAGCCGCCGGCAGACTGGCACTCACCGACTGAGTATTTATTTAAATGCGACAGATGTTATGAAAAGTCTCCGGTGTTTAATCCTCGAACCGAGGTGTATTCGCGTTCAGTTGGCTATTACAGACCTGTGAATAATTTCAATCCAGGCAAAAAAGCTGAGTGGAAAAGCAGAAAAACATTTGCAGTTGAATCCATGAATGAACATTAAGGAAAAAACCTAATGAACATCTTCGACCACATTGACATCCTGGTTCCACTAATCACATTTTCCTTTGCATTTGGCGGCGCTGCATTCGTCTTCAAAAATAACATCAGAGTTCTCGACGAACTCAGGAAAGTCATTGAAAAACTTGAAGCAAAAGTCGAAAGCATGGAGAATTATTATATCAAAGACATGAAGCATGTTATGACAAAGACAATGTGTGAAGAAGAAACAGCGCACTGTATTAAAAGCAGAGATAAGGTAAGGGATTCTTTAGAAAAGAAAATTGATGAAATTCAAGCATCGCTTAATACTCAGGATTTAAAACGGCATGAAGCAAATAATAAAACCCATGTTTGCTGGCTTGAAATCCATGAGAAACTTGCTACAATCATGGCTAATCAAGAAGCAAACAAAGCCATGTTTAGCATCCATGATCTTGTTTTGAGAGAGCGATCTGATCATGCTGACAGGATTAATGAGTTGGAAAAAGCCTTGAAATTACGAGCAAACAGTGCAATAGTTTCTATGCCATTTGGCCGTAGAGCTACTGATAAAAAAGGAGAATGTGATGAAGCGTAATTTCGACCGCTCGCTGAGAGCAGTACTGGAACTGGAGGGGAAACTTTCTACCGATCAGAATGACCCTGGGAATGCGAATGGTGGGTTTACTGTGTGGGGATTGTCGTCAAGATACAATCCTGAAGTCACCAGAGATATGAGTATTGAGCAGGCTGCGGCGATTTATAAAAGCAAGTATTGGAGCAAACAGTGTGACGAATTGCCTTTCCCACTTGATTTAATAGTGTTCGACATGGCTGTAAATCCTATTAAAGGTGGACTTAAAACCATTGTTGGTGATGACTTTAGAGCATGGCTTGATCAGTTTACCTGGCAGGATTTATTGTTGCAAAGGATGCAAAAGTATCAAAAATACTCTGATGAACGATATAAACACGGGCATCTGAACAGGTGTTTAAGACTTTATCAGATGATAATGGACTGGTGAAATATGATACTACATCCTATTATAAGAGGTGTATATATGGATTATTATGAAATTATTGTAAAACTTATTGGCCCAATTGAACCAGTTGGAGAAACAAGCACGGATAACGATAGGCTTGAAAATCTGATAGAAATGGCCTCGATCGTCAACCGACTTATTGGTGATATTGACAAGTTAATTCCATACAAAAATAGGACGGAATACAGCATTAAACAGGCCGGTGAATATGCTGATAATTTTTTGACAAGTATTGGAATATCTGAATACTCACAATTCTGTAAAATTTAATACTGATGAATACTGAAATTATAAGAATTATCAGAGCCGCGTTAGACGGAGATAAGAAAACTGTTATTGTGTATGCTCGGTTGCTCGCTAAAAACTCTGAAGGTGAAAACAATTCTTTGTCCAGAAGGATTATCAGGGAATTGAATGGAACTCCGATTGAAGATACTATTGAGGAATTTGAATGATTAACAAGACAGACTATCACTAATGTAAATGGAGGATTAATAATATGAAAGACTGGCAAGAAAGAGTTATACAAGAGCAAAGAGAACTCGCTGAAAAGATTTTTAAGTTAGATGTATTTCTCAGCGGACAATATGATATATCATCTAATCAGTTATTATTACTGAAAAAACAACTTTTTGTGATGAGAGAGTATTCAGCGATTCTGTACGACCGAATTACAGATTTCACAGAAAATGAAGAGCGGTAATATGATTAACACAAACGCAATAATCATAGAGTTTTTCGGTCAGAACTGGATAGGAATTCTGGTTGTAATAAATCTTTTAAAAACCATTGCTATCCTTACCCCCAATAATCGCGACAACGACGTGGTGCAGCTAATTTCAGATACTTTCGACATGGTTAAAAGCATGGTGAACGCTGCTGGGAACATTGCAAAATTACCGTTTAAAAAGCAGGACGATAAAAAGAATGATACGAGATGAGCCTCCGCCTGAATATCTCATAGATTTTGCAACCGCATATCGAATATATCGAAATACTGATATAGCTCGGGATATCGCGAAGATCAGGAAGCCAAAGGAGCAAAACTATGACAATGAACCGAGATCAACCACCGGAAAATGAAAACGCTTTCTTTGTGAACATTACAGCCGCTTATCAATTTTTGAAGGATTGGCGGTTGAAACGCAGTTTGGCAAATATTAAGAAATACGAGGATTTTGTAAGAAATAACCAAGAGGAAGAATATCATGAACGCTGAAAGCGCTCTTGCAATATTGATGGGCATTACTGGATTTATTAAATTGATTCGAGAGCTGATGTTATTGGCACAACAGGAATTCCCCGCAAATTCAGGGCCAGAAAAGAAGGTATCTGTACTCGCTGGATTTTC